CGTTCGGACTCTGTTACTCCAATAGGATGTAACAAGGTATTGATTGAATTTAGAGGATATGGACTACGCAAGGACACACCAGAAGAAAGACGCACACGCATCAATCATCACAACAGCATATGGGGACCGTTCGGACGTAACCTACACGAAGACCTAATTGGTGTAGCAGGACAAGGCACAACTATGCGTGAAGGTACAGAAACAAGACGCATATTACATGGCAGACACGAGAACGGAACTATACATGATGAAGTAGGTATGCGTCATTATTACACAGAATGGGGAAAGTATTTAGACTTAGATCCGTATTTGGAAAATTAGGTATTGACACAACTAAATATAGAGTGTATAGTATACGCATAATGAGAACAAGGAATATTAACATGTCAAGAATTAGAACAACATATTTTTGTTGGTGCACTCCGCAAGGAAGGGCTTTGTCTTGACGTGACTTTGTAAAACAAGTTATATTGTAAAAAGCCCCGAGTAGAAATACAAGGGGCTTTTTTTGTGGGTGTAGTGTAATGGTAACACGGCGGCTTCCAACTCCGCAAATGAGGGTTCGATTCCTTCCACCTATGCCAACACCTAGTGGCAGAATGGCTATGCGACGGACTGCAACTCCGTTTATGCCGGTTCGATTCCGGCCTAGGTGTCCAAAACTGGTTGACAAATATGTTTATTGGTGCTAATATATACACATAATTAATTAGAGAGGCACAAATGAGAACACAACCACAAGATATTATTCGTAAACTAGAGGCAGACAATTCAAGACTTGCAAAAGAAGCAGTATTGCAAGAAGCAATGACTGAAGGCTTAGATGAGTTTTTTGAAGGAGTGCGTATGGCACTTGATCCACTTGTAACATTTGGTGTAAAACAAGTAGATGAATTAGATGCTGAATGGGCTGGACAAGGTTGTGAATGGAAGATATTCAAAGAACTAGCAGACAAACTTATTAAAAGAGAACTTACAGGACATGCGGCACGTGATGCAATTAATCTTGTAAAGCAGTCAAGTACAGCAGAACAATGGAACATGTTCTATCGTAGAATTCTAATTAAAGATTTACGTTGTGGTGTTTCAGAAAAAACTGTAAACAAAATTGCTAAGAAATTTCCGCAGTATGCAATTCCTGTATTCACTTGTGCCTTAGCACATGACAGTGCTAATCATGAAAAGAAGATGACAGGTAAAAAGCAGATAGAAGTAAAACTAGATGGTGTGCGAGTATTAGCAGTATGTCGTGATGGCAAAGTAGAATTGTTTAGTCGTAACGGAAAACAGTTTCATAACTTTCCACACATCATTGAAGAGATTGAAGCAGTACTTAAAGAAAAGCCTGCTCCGTATGATTGTGTACTAGACGGAGAAGTGATGAGTGCTAACTTTCAAGACCTTATGAAACAGGTACACAGAAAAGATGGCAAGCAATCAGATGATGCTGTTCTGCATTTGTTTGATTTTATTCCATTAGAACAATTTTTAAAAGGTGGCTGGGATAAGCCACAAACATATCGTAGTAATCTTGTAAAATACTGGGTGCTAGAAAATGAAAGCATTTTAAAGCACGTACAAGCACTTGAGTGGGAAGAGGTAGACCTTAGTACCACTGTAGGACAAGAACGCTTTGTAGAGCTTAATAAGACGGCTGTAGAAGGTGGTTACGAAGGTGTAATGATTAAGGACGTTGATGCTCCTTATGAATGTAAACGTACTCATGCTTGGCTTAAAGCAAAGCCATTTATTGAAGTAACATTAGAGGTAAAAGATGTTGAAGAAGGAACAGGACGAAACGAAGGACGCTTGGGGGCATTGGTGTGCTCTGGAGAAGATGATGGACGAATGGTCCAAGTCAATTGCGGTAGTGGGTTTAGTGACAGCGATCGTGATAGTTTCTGGAATACTCGTAGCTCACTTATTGGTCAACTTGTAGAAGTTAGAGCAGATGCTATTACGCAAAATCAAGATGGAACGTATTCATTACGTTTTCCTAGATTCAAAACTTTCCGAGGATTCGAAATCGGAGAAAAAATTTAAGCAAAGTATATATACTTAAAAACAGCAGGAGATTTATGTGGCTATTCCAAGAAAGACTAGAAAGAAAGTTGTGAGAGGAGCTCCACGAGTAAGACGTGGAGACAAATTATCAGCACCTAAATGGGAAGGCTGGGAAGAATGGACAGGTGAACACTTCCATAGATTCAAAGGTGCGAGTAGAGAATTTTATTACCAAAACTATAAACCTGCTGACTTATATCCCCACACATACAAGTGGATGTCAGATAATGGCTACACTAAAGAACAAATCAAACAGGCTAAAGCCGCTCCTGCATATGAACTAAGTGTTACAGCCGCCATTACTGCAAAACAATTACTTGACGGCATGCCAGACTTGAATCCTAAGGAAGATGAATATTGGGATAGTTTGCCAGGCACTATGGGCAAAATGGCTCCTGCATCAAAGTTCTTAAAAGAACGTATTGAAAGAGCTATAAAAGCAGGATCATTAATTGTAGAAGAAAAGAAACAAGAAGAAAAGAAAACTTCAAATGTATATGTACCTAGTATTCAAGAACGTATTAGAGACCAAGCATATATACAGAGTGAGGCAATTGAAGAATGGTTGGAAGGTTGGATAATTGACCCAAAGTCATTTGACCCGAAAGGGTTCGACTTCAAAAAACATTTCTATGAAATGAAAGTTACACAAGCACATGCTCGTAAACTAAAGTCTTTTTATGAACACGAGCTAGATGATTATAACGAATTAGAAAGATTTCCAACAAACGGTCAACTTCAGAAAATGAGTGAACATGAACAAGACATGTGGGCTCAGTTGAAAGAAGGTTATGCACATCTCAAAAAATCCGATATAAAATTATTTCGTATTGCAATAGAAGAACTATTAGCCGCATTGAACTTTGTTATAGATCAAGCAAAAGCAACACGCAAGCCACGTAAGCCTAAGGTATACTCTTCAGATAAATTAGTTGCAAAACTGAAATTTAAGAAAGTAGATGAAAAATATAAACTTGCAAGTATTGACCCTGCACAAATTATTGGTGCTACTGAGCTCTGGGTGTTTAATGTTAAAACACGTAAGATAGGAAAATATGTGGCAAGTAATATAGATCCTAAAGGTATGAACAGAGATGGCACTGGACTTAGTGTCAAAGGGACTACTATACTAGGATTTGATGAAAAACAAAGCATTCAAAAGACACTTCGTAAGCCAGAAGAACAGCTCAAAGAGTTTAAAGATTCGGGCAAAGTAAAATTGCGAAAGTTTTTAGAGGATATAAAAACCACTGATACAAAGCTCAACGGAAGGTCAAATACTGATACTGTGCTACTCAAGGTAATCTGATAAATACTTACATGAGCACACATATGAGTATAAAAGAAGGCTTAGTCCGTTTAGATCAAGCAGTAAAGACTCTAGCAAACGCTGAAGTTACGCTAGATTCACCAGGCCGTAATACTATAAGCGGTAACGCTATTCATGGCGGCAAAGTAACATTATTTAGAAGCACAGGCATTACAGATAATGCCAGCAAACTAGTTTTGCTTGTTGCTGATGATGGTATAACTGTAGATGCAGTTGATACTGATACACTTGTTGGTGACACAGTTGCTACAGGTGATTTTAAAGTAGAAGGTACATTGACTGCTGATAAGGTAGTAACAAAACAAGTACTTGCAGATCAAAAATTTACAAGCAATATTGATTTTGTTCCTGAACATGGTAGTATAGATCTTGTAGGACTTAACTGGCGCAAAGAAGGTGAAAATACAAAGTTGTTTGTTTGGGCAGACAGAACAAGTAGTTTCTATTCAAGTGATCCAATTAACTTACACAGAGATGCAAGTTTAAGAATAGACAATATAGATGTTCTTAGTGCAGGTGCTCTTGGTGCTACAGTAACATATAGTGAACTTCAAAAAGTAGGAGTTCTAAAAAATTTACACACTACAGGTGACTTTAACTTTGATGAAGGTTGGGTAACTTGGGATAGTGGATTGATGAGATTGTCAATTGGTAGAGAACTGCCAAACGGACAATTAAGTGTTAGCAGTAATGAAGCAGAATTTGTTATTGATCCTTGGTTTGATACAGTAAAAGTAGGAACATACACAACAAGTGATCTGCAAATAGTTACTGATGATACTCCAAGAATAAGCATTGAAAAGACAGGTGCTATAAACATTACAAGTGCAGTAGGTATCAAAACAGCAAGTAGAACAGATGCAGATCTTGCAGTGGCAGGACCAATTGCAATACAAAATAAAAAGATACAATATAATGTTGAACCGCCAACTGATGGTAGTTACCTAAAGGGCGATATTACTTACAATACAAATCCAGAAGTAGGAAATTTTGTAGGCTGGGTATGTGTTGAACAAGGTAATCCAGGAAAATGGAAGCCGTTTGGAAGGATTGAATCTGAATGAAATTAGTTAGTTTAGAACAAGATGTGTTAACTCAAATGAGTCGCGGCCTTACAGACTTAGGTGAAGCAGTTGAAACATTAATGAATAATATAGGAGATGATCGTCCTATAAGCATAGCTTCTGATGGAAAGGTATGTGTCAAAGAAAATTTGCATATAAATGGAAAACTAGGTATTGGAGTCAACAATATACCTGAAGATGTCGCTTTAATGGCTAATGGGCCTATTGCGTTCGACAACATGAAAATGCAATCAGCAGATAAAATTCCAGAGAACGGAACCTACAATCAAGGTGACATTGTTTGGAATAGTCAAAGCGCCGGCGGAAGCCATGTTGGCTGGGTGTGTATAAGAAAAGGCACACCAGGAATATGGAAGCCTTTCGGCATCATTGAGGTTTAAAATATGAAATTCCATAAGCTATGGCTTACTCTCGCGAGAGTTTTGCCTATTACTGCTCTATTCATTCTAGCATTAGTACACTTTTTTCCTGACCCTGATTTAATAACATATTTTTGGTGTGCAGTTGCTACAATTAGTATCACAGCCGCAGTTACATGGTGGTGGTGGATTATGGATACAGTAAGAACATTTATGCAATTAGTAGACAGACAAATGCAAAAGTTTTCTGATGTAACAGAAGAAATCAAATCTGTAAGAAAAGATCTAAATGATGTCAAAAAAAATAGTAGTAGCAGGAAACGGAATAAGTCGTAAACATTTTGACTTTGAAGGTTTTACAGTAGTAGGCTGTAATGCTATATGCAGAGACTACAAAGTAGATTATCTTGTAGCATGTGATAAACGCATGGTAAAAGAAGCGTTAGCACACAAAGTAAATCCAATATACACAAGAGAAAGATGGCGAAAGGCTTTCAATAACGATAGTCTTTATGATGTTCCTGATCTTCCTTACCAAGGACATAATAGACAAGACGAACCTATGCATTGGGGTAGTGGACCGTATGCAGTATTGCTAGGAGCAACATTGAGCGATCATATCTATCTAGTAGGTTTTGATCTATATAAAGGTAACATATACAGAGCAACATCTAATTATAATGATAAAGATGTAGACCCAAGTTATTGGATTTATCAACTTGCACGTTTATTCGACGTTTACAAAGAAAAGAAGTTTACAATTCTTAATACAAAAGACTGGATTTTACCAAAAGAGTGGGATTTACCAAATGTAGAGGTTGACAAACAGACATTTTATAAGTATAATACTAAACATGTATACGAGGACTTTTGACATTCAACCCTCTTTAAATATTCTGCGTGTCATTTTATTAGGAGATAACAATGGCAAAACATTATAGTACAAAAACATACGGACACAACATAGGCTTATCAGCAGTGTTCAGACAACCAAACGCAGATCATTCACACTGTCATCTGCTACACGGATACAGTCTAGCATTTAAATTTACATTTGGATGTGATAAACTTGATAACAAAAATTGGGCAGTAGACTTCGGTGGACTCAAACCTTTGAAAGCGTGGCTTGAAGATTCATTTGATCATAAAACTTGTGTTGATATTAATGATCCTCACAAACAAGATTTTTATGATCTACAAGACAAAGACTTATGCGAAGTAAGAGAGTTTGACGGTGTTGGTGCAGAGAAATTTGCAGAACATGCATTTAACTTTGCAGATAAACTTATACGTGAAGCAACAGATAATCGTTGTTATTGTGTAAGTGTTGAATGTTCAGAACATGGTGCCAATTCAGCAATCTATGAGGCGTAACAATTGGCTAAAATTGATAAACGTCAATATACGAAAGAACAGTGGAAAGTAATCCGCGAACAGCGTAGGCAAAGTAAAGAACTTGCCAGACTTGCAAAATGGCAACCTAAACCTACACCGATTGAATATTCAGAAAATTATGTTGTTTGTTTAAAGCATGGAAAGAAATACGGCCCTGAATATGTAAATGCATTACATAACATGGTAAAACGTAATCTAACATTAGATTACGAATTTGTGTGCTTTACAGAAGATACACAAGGCATAGATAGAGCTATTACTACACAACCTCTGCCTGCACTGAGTGAAGCACATGGTTGGTGGTATAAACCAATGTTCTTTAATAAAGATCTTCCTGTCAAAGGCAATATACTTTATATGGATTTAGATGTTGTAATTTGTGGTAACATAAACAAACTGTTTACATATAATCCAGAAAAGTTTTGTATTATACGTGACTTCAATAGAAGTTTACGTAGCGATTGGAAGAAAATGAATAGTAGTGTATTTAGGTACAGTACAGGGACTATGCATTATTTGTATGAAGAATTTGCAAGAAACCCTAAACATTATATACATAGAATGCATGGAGATCAAGATTATATACATGATAAGACAAGACGTGAAGATTTTATATGGTGGCCTGATGAATGGATACAGAGCTACAAATGGGAAATGCGTGATAGACGTGATCTAATACGTATTGATGGTAAACGTAATTTTAAAGAAGAAAAACAACCTGTGGTTAAAGACGAAACATGTATTGCAGTTTTTCATGGAGAACCGCACCCACATGAATGTAAAGATCAATGGGTGGTTGACAAATGGAAGTAAAGATAGTATTATATGAGTATGATTAAACGTATAGGCTTTGCATGTAAGTATATGCATCCTGACCAAACACAGAAAAAGAAACTGCTCGAGGAAATTCAACGTCCACTAAATACTCGTAGCACAACTGTTCAATGGCTAAACAGACAAACACGTGAAGTTGCAGAACAACGGTTGTGGGATATAATGGTTCATAACATTCAATCTTACATGAACCTTATTACGTATGTTGGAGGATTACCAAATGAGTTACGTATGGTCAGACTTGGTAGTGATGTACTTCCTGTTTATACCGAGCCTACTTGGTCTTATTTTTGGCGTAAGCAAGATGTTCGTGACTACTGTGAAAAAAACTTCGCAAACGTCGGCAAACAGGCAAGAGCCCTCGATGTCCGATTATCGATGCACCCAGGCCAATTTACTGTACTTGCAAGCGACAACCAAGACATTGTCGAAAGATCAATAGAGGAGTTTGAATATCATGTTGATTGCATCAGATGGATGGGCTATGGCCAATCGTTCCAAGACTTCAAATGTAACGTCCATATATCCGGCAAACAAGGTCCTGCCGGTATCAAACACGCAGTTGACAAACGATTATCTCCAGAAGCGAGAAACACGATTACGATCGAGAATGACGAAAACAAATGGGGTCTCGACGCAAGCCTTGAACTGGTCGACACCTGTGCTCTCGTTCTCGACATACACCATCACTGGTGCCGTGAAGGTGAATATATTTTACCAACCGACGATAGATATTCTCGCGTGATTGATTCATGGCGTGGTGTACGTCCTGTAATACATTACTCATACAGCAGAGATGAACATCTTCCACAAGACTTTCAACACGATTATCTACCCAATATGGAAACTTTGCTAGAAACGGGCTACAAAAAACAAAAACTTAGAGCTCATAGTGATTACTATCCTAACAATGCAGTAAATGACTATGCACTGTCTTTCTTAGATTATGCAGATATTATGTGTGAATCCAAATGTAAGAATCTAGCCAGTATCGCTCTACATAAATACTATACGGAGAAACATAATGAACTATCTAAACACAATGTACGGCAGAAACAAGCCGAGCCCGACCCAATCATCATCTGATAAGAATCCTAACAGAGTAACAGGTGGATTAAAAGGGCAAGGTGTTGATCATTTAACAATGCTGGGCGAAGATGGTAACCAACAGCAAATACCTACACTTCGTTATGTGCAAAGTTTAGAAGAGCAAATTCGTAAACAACGTGCGGCCATTAGTGTGTTAGAACGTAAACTGACTAGACAGGAAGCAAACATTACAAATTTGCAGAATAGAGGGAGGTAAATTATGAAAACTTGGATACAATCAAGAATGAAAGAGCGTACATCATGGGATGGTGCGGCTCTAATAGCACTTGGACTTATGGTACTATTCTTAGCACCACTTGCCAAGATCGCGGCTGGATTAGCCATTGCATATGGTGCATGGACAATCTGGAAGAAAGACTAAAACTTTCCAATAGGCAAATCACTGGACGCAGGTAAGTTCCAAACTTGCTTGCGTTCTACGCCTTTTTTCTGTGCAAACTTCTTTGCATCACAATTTTTACATACATGAAAATAATTATTGCTTAAACGCTTAGGATCCATACTTCCCCTAGGACGTACAAATTCAGTATCGCAAGCATCACACCTAAATACACAATGCGTTAATTTACGCTTGTAAGGGTGTTCCTTACCTGTTTTACTCTTGCGTATATGCCTTGTTTCAATAGAATATTCTCTAATATACATAACTATATTTACATTAAGATTATAAAAACGTTCGATAAATAACAGTAATAAGGAGCTCAGATGTCATTTTTAACCTTAACAGATGCCGCAAAAAAGCAAATAGACACTATTTGTGAAGAAAACGAAGTGTATGCAGTAACACTTAATATGAAGGGCGGTGGTTGTGCAGGCTTTGAATACGAGTGGGGAACATATGCTACACCTGC